GGGCGGCATAGCGGCTGTATCTGCATATGAACTGCAAGAACTGTCTCATGCCAACGATACATTACAATTTCAATTTAACCTTACGAAAGGAGAATAGATATGCCATTTGATATTCCAATGAACATGATGATTCCAGAGGAACTAAACTTCAAGCCTGTGTTTGAGCCTACCAAGGTGAAGGACAAGAAGTATGTCATCAACGGCAATACAGGTGACTACATTGGTGTGGTGGGTGACACGTTCAACTGTGCCAGCCACGCTGATTTCTTTGAGGGTGTACATGACACCATCACAGAGAACCTTGGTGATGCAGAGTGTGAGGGCATGAACATGAAGTGGAACATCGCCCGACAGAATGCATGGGCTATGCTCGACATGACCCTGCCTAATGTGACTGCTCGCATTGAGACAAACAAGCACAGCACTACCATTGCACAGCGTATCATTGCTTTGCATGGTATTGATGGTAGCTGTTCCAACCAGACATTCTTTGGTGCTATAGATTTCTTCTGCACCAACGGCATGATTCGTGGTGAGCATGACAAGATTAGGCGTAAGAACTCTGCCAACTTTAGCATGGCTAGGTTTATCCGTGACCTGCGTGAATCTACGCAGTCATTCTATGCACAGTCACAACGCTTACAAGGTTGGGCTAACAAGCCTCTGTTTGTCGGTGATGTTAAGTCTATGCTTGAGACTTTGCTCAAGTCTGACCGCACAGCAGACAAGATGCTTACCTTGTACAACCAAGAGGCGGCGGTGCGTGGACAGAATGTCTGGGCATTGTACTCTGCGTTCACGAACTTTGCCAGCCACGCTGGTGAGAGCAACGGCTTTGCCCTGCGTAACACTGGCAAGGATACCAACGCCGTGTCCATGTTCAATCGTGAGAGCAAAGTGTCGCAGTGGATTGACAGCAAGCCATTCAAGGAGTTGATTGCAGCATGAACTTCAATCATGTTGGATTACTTGGATGTAGCCAATGCTATTGGATGGGTAGGAAGTCCGAAGATGAGGACAATACCTGCCCATCTTGTGGCTACAAGGATGTCTTTGATGCTACACTAAGGTATGACAATACTCATCACGAGTTACACGAGTTGGGTAAGTACGAGGTGTACTTATTATACAAGGAGTACAAGGAGAAGCGTAATGCAAACAGTAAAACATCTTGTGGATAAATACTACAATTCCAATGATTTCAAGATGTTACGAAGCAGAACTAAGAAGGACTATCAATACTTTCTTAGTGTTATGGTAGCTGATTTTGGCTCTGTGAATTTTTGTGAACTCACAAGTAAGCAGGCCAAACACGCATACGAAAGGTGGGTTGAGCGAGGCATCAGTCTCGCCAACCACGTATGCACTGTGTCATCTATCCTGTTTCGTTACGCTATTGAGATGGAATACACACACGTGAATCCGTTTGCTAACGTCAAACGTAAGACACCACCACAACGAAAAGTTGTGTGGACAGAGGATGATGTGCGTCAGTTTCTTGACACTGCATACAGTGACTTTCAGTGGCGTAGTATCGGATTGATAGTTCACATGGCGTACGAGTGGTGCCAGCGGCTAGGTGATATGCGTCTGTTGACATGGGATAACATCGACTTGGAAGCCAAGAAGCTGTATCTTGAGCAGTCAAAGCGTAGGGCAGAGGTGACTTTGCCTATACAAGATGACCTGCTTGAGATGCTGACACAGCAGGAGCAGGACTTCGGCTTTCAACAGTACGTTGTCCCCCGTACAACGCCCGTACACGGGCAGTACGAGCCGTACAGTATGGAGAGACTGTCCAAAGCTGGACGGGCTGTCATGCGGGAAGCTGGGCTGTCCGAAGAACTACGTCTGATGGACTTGCGCCGCACTGGTACAACACAAATGGTAGAAGCAGGTGTAAGTATGGGACAAATCATGTCGGTTACAGGACATAGTAACCCACAGTCAGTGAAACCATACATGAAAAATACATACGAGAGTGCAAATAATGCATTGACAGCACGTAAATCGTATGGTAAAAGCACCTAACTGCCGCAAAGGAGAGTGATATATAATGAATAATATATATAACATTATAAGTGATATAGATGTACCCAATGGACAGACTAAACGTATGGACTGTCCTAATTGTGGTGGGTACAAAACATTTACGATTACTAATAACTTGGGTAGTCTTGTATGGAATTGTTACAAGGCTTCCTGTAATGTGAGTGGCGGCAATCGTGTACATCTAACTGTCGATGATATACGTGGCAGTATGGGTAACGTGGCAGACTTTGCCGACGATACATTTGATATGCCACAGTACATTGTACCACACAGAGACAAACGTGATGTGTTACAGTTCTGTTATAGCTACGGACTAGACCCAGATAAGTTGGGTGCGTTGTATGATGTGAAGGAAGACAGGGTTGTGTTCCCTATTGTACATGATGGCAAAACAGTAGATGCTACAGGCCGTGCTATCGGCAAGCGTCTACCTAAATGGAAACGATATGGAAAAAGTGGCTTGCCATACACACATGGTTGTGGTAAAGTCGCAGTTGTTGTTGAGGACTGTGTGAGTGCAGCCGTGGTTGGTGGCGAATCCTTTGTCGGGGTTGCGATACTTGGTACATCTCTACAAGAGTCGCATAAAGGGTATCTCTCGCAGTTCTCAACAGCCGTAATAGCATTAGACCCCGATGCATTACCAAAGACTTTGCAGATGGCAAAGGAATTACGTGGACATGTAAACGATGTTCGTGTCCTACGTTTGAAAGACGATTTGAAATATCGTAACCCGACAGATATGGAGAACTTGTATGGAATTATCAATCATTAGAAGCCTCATGGACAAGTCGTTCTATGATGACCACCGTGGTAGCAAATGCCCACCACGTCTGTTCAGCAAGGACGCACGTAAAGTCAAAGAGGCTATCGACACAGCTATGGATAGATACGAACGCACTGTCACACCCGATGAGGTTGAGGCGTTGTTCATGTCAAACAATCCTACGCTAACTACAGCACAGAAGCAGGGCTATGCTTCTATGTTTGCTTCTATCAAGCGTGAGCAACCGATGGGTAGTGACATAGCACAAGAGGTGTTGTCCAAACTATTCCAGCAGGTTGTCGGTGAAGACGTTGCCAATATCGGATTTGATATGGTCAATGGTGATGCCGCCACGCTTGAGAAGCTACGCAATCTGCTTGAGCGTTATGGGGATGACTTCATTCCTAACCTCAACATTGAGTGGGATGACATCACTATCGAAACACTCATGGCTAAAGCAGAGTTGGAAGCACGTTGGGCATTCAACCTGCCTAGCCTGACACGTAAGGTAGAGGGTGTTAGTGGCGGTCAGCTTATTGAGGTAGGTGCTAGACCCAACACAGGTAAGACATCTTTCCACGCCAGCTTGATTGCTGCACCGGGCGGGTTTGCACACCAAGGCGCACAGTGCATTGTGTTGTGTAATGAAGAGCCTACCCACCGTGTCGGCGCACGTTATCTGACTGCAGCATCTGGTATGTCTGCCCGTGAGGTACGTGACAACATGGGCAAGGCCAAGGCACTCTATGAGCCTGTGATGAACAACATCAAGATCAAAGAGGCTGGTGGTCGTGACATGGCATGGGTGGAGTCCGTGTGTAAGTCATACAAGCCTGACATACTAGTGCTTGATATGGGTGATAAGTTCTCTGTGCAGGGTTCCTTTGCACGGCAGGACGAAGCACTCAAGGCATGTGCTATCTATGCAAGGCAGATTGCCAAGTCATACGACTGCGCTGTGTTGTATATGTCTCAGCTATCGGCAGAGGCAGAGGGTAGGTCACAGCTTAATCAGTCCATGATGGAAGGGTCACGTACAGGTAAGGCTGCTGAAGCTGACCTGATGATACTGATTGGCAAGACCAATGCACAGATAGAGGGAGAAGAAGAGGACAGCCCCATGCGGCACGTCAATGTAGTAAAGAACAAACTGACAGGCTGGCATGGCATGGTTAATGTTGAATTGGATTATCAGACAGCGAGGTACACAGGATGAAGAAACGATTTGATAAAGCGTTGTATGATAAGTATGACAAGGCTGCACGACAGCGTACACAATTACATCTTGAGCGTAGGGGATACAAGGTGCGTGAACACCCAGACCGTTATGCACAAGACCTGATTGCCACGAAGGGCGGCAAAGATTTACTGGTAGAGTGTGAGGTGAAGGTTGTGTGGGACACAGACAAGTTCCCATATGATACTGTACAGCTACCTGAACGAAAGAAGAAGTTCTTTGTAGAACCTACACTGTTTTACATATGGAATAACAAACTGAATAAAGCTATTACTTTCTTCTCTGAAGACGTAAAGCACTTGACACCAGTGGAAGTTCCTAATAAATATGTATACAAGGGTGAGTACTTTTTCCAAATCCCGATGGACTTAACGAAAACTATAAAGGTAAAGATAAATGAAACTAACACTTGATATAGAAAATACAGTCACTAAGCGTGATGGTAAGATGCACCTTGACCCCTTTGAGCCAGAGAACTCACTGACCATGATCGGGGTGTTGACTGACCAAGACGTGGAGCGACACTTCCCATTTGACCATTGTGACGTACCTAATCAACAACATTTCTACGAGCAGGTGCAATGGTTCTTAGATGAAGCT